CCTTACCCATGCGGGCATACCGCGCCCCGGACTTAGCCAGGGCATCGACGTAACGCTCAGCGTTATGCACGTCACGTTCAGTGAATCCGATATTCATAGCACCTCCTCAGTAGTACGGGGTTTCAACCGCGTACATCTTGTACGCACGGGCCTTCCACCGCGCCAGCATGATGGCCTTGGCAGTGTTGCCATCGGCCCACGCACGCAACTCAGCACGCATGTAGCGAAGATAAGTATTCATCACTCTCTCCTTGTCGGGGCAGCGCCCCGTTAACTGAAATACCGACCGACGATGACGGTGTCGTCATCGCACAACTTGAACAGCACACCTGAGAAGTAACTGTCCGACTGGATGCCGTGCCAGTCTACCAACGGCGAGTCCTTCTCAACGACCACAACCCAGCCCATCGGGGCACCGGGCGCAGTGCGGATGGCCTGCGTATCGTCAACGTCATACCACTCGCCCTTGTACTGCACGAAGCGCGGGCTGTAGTGGTCAGCCAGCATGACGTAGTCAAAGTCAGCCTGCACCTTGGCAGGCAGGTCCGCGAAGCACGCCATCGGGCGTGGGCGGTTGTTCGTGATGATCTGCATGGTTCACTCCTTGATGTTGACCATCGGCCCACTGATGTGGGCGTCGTTTGCGTTGCAGTACAACGCTTCGTTGCACTTGTCCAGCAAGTACCTACGATACTCACCGCGAGCCGCCAGTGCGGCGGAAAAAAGCCGACGAGCCTTGGCAGGCTCCCAGTCAGGGGACGTGAAGTTGTAGTTCAGGCCTAAGGCCTCAAACTGTTGATGACTCTTGTCGATATGTTGCTGCTCTTCGGCAACGATTTGATCGAACTGAGCCAGGGTGGTGATGTTGTGAACTTGCATAAAACTCTCCGGTGTTCGCAGCACCGCTGGCCGACGGCCAGCACGCACATGCTGCTTGATGCACTCGTTGCCCGTCCAGTACCCGGACGCAAAGCGCGAAGCGCATCAAGCAGGGGGCATGCTGGGTGGTGTCTTTCCTAACCACCTCCGCCCCCGTGCGGGGTTTCATGTATTACCGTCGAGGGACTCTTACCCCCAAACGATATGCAGGGAGTGTTACGGATCCTTTGCGGTGTGCTCTCAACCTTTCGGTTTCGATTCACCTTCCTACCTGCCACGGACCTCTTACTGCACGACAGGGCGTGCACGGGTTGATGTGACTCAGCAGTAACACCATTACGCAAACGATAGCGCCGTTGATCACGGCGCGACTGAACACTATGCCAAGCGCCGCACCGAAGTGCAGCGAGCATTACTAAATTGTTAAAGAGCGTAGCTGCTAGCAGTGCTTGCAGCCTGTCGTCTGCGATGTTTGATTTCCCAGCCGATGTATCTATTATATGCCAAGTAGCTCCTTATGTCAAGCATTTAATCCTCTCCACTGTCCTTCCAATCATCAACCAATTTCTGTAGTTGAGTCTTCTTTACCGCTTCTTCGACAGCTTCGGCGATCTGTTTGTTCGGCACAGGTGGATGCTTGGCAGACCACTCTTTGAACCGCTCAGCCAAGGCAGGGCGGCTCTTCAGCAGAACAGGCAGGGCACTTACTGTCATGCCCTCGACCATCTTCCGGGCCAGCATGCTCATCACCATCACGTTCTCCGACGTGAAGGCAGACCGGATGTCGCGTCTCCCGACGCGGGGTGCGTAGTACGAAGCAAACTCATCCCAAGCTAGGTCCACACCCAGCACGGGGCAGCGGGTAACGAACCCGCCCGGTTCGCCCACGGCGTATAGGTCCTGCAAGACAAACGAACTGCCCCCTCGGTTGGTCATGTTCGTCCTGCACTGCTGCACAGCAGCCTTCAGTGCCTTGAGCTTGTATGCGTGCTCTGAAGAGATCGACTTGGGGAAGCTATGTTGCCTGCCCGTGGTGCGTAGGTTAGGTGCACCATCTGCTTTCGGCGGGACCGGCAGTTTCAGGGCCTTGTTCACTACGGCGTTGGATACACACATCAACTTAGCCACAGCGGAGACAACTTCAAACCGTTCTAGTGTGTCCAGTGCAGTCTCCTCTTTGCCGATGCGCTTAAGGGCTTTCTTGAATAGCTTGTCGATGGAGTGGTTGCGTATCTGCACCATTGATTCGTGATACAGGGCTTTGTTCTGCACAACTGAACCGTAGTCCCGCAGGGTGTGCACCTTGGCGTCTGTGGCAGGGGTGAACTTGATGTCCATTGATGGGGCGTCGATGGGCAGGTCACTGGTGAGTTGCAGGGCGGGGGAGTAGATGGTGAAGGGGGCGATGAAGTCTTCGAACGTGAGGATCACGTCCTCGGGGATGCCGAAGATGATGCCTGCTGTATAAGGTACGGGTTTACCCCAAATCTCTATCGGATTGAGTCCGTTGCTGCGGTAGGCAATGTAGGGCTCGCCACGCTTGTTGGTGAGGATGATGCAGCGGCGAGCGAGCAGTTCGGGGTCGGGGTAGCGCATGGTGTGAGGGCTCCTGGGGGTTGAGAGGGCTAGGAGTTGTCATGGTAGCATAACTGGAGCGGGGTGCGCAAGGGGCTAGTTTTACTATCAGTAAGACTGGGAAGGGGGGTGCTCGCGGAGTTAGTGTGTGGAATTAGGGGGTGGAATTATGGACACAAAGTTAGTATAACGGCTAAGTTGTTGATTTGATTGGATTGTTCCTCGCGTTCCTCCAGTTCCCGCCAAAGAGTAGGAAGATGCCCCAGACCCCCCCTTAGCCATGTAAAACAAAATAAATAAGTAGGGTTAATACTAATCTAAGAAACTTTCTTAAAAAAGAGAGAGATACAGGAACACAAGGAACGAAGTCGGGCGGGCTGCTGGCGTGCCACTCCTGCTCAGCCTCGCGGACTCTAGGGGACCGGATGTCGGCGCTACCCAAAGTTAGTAACCTTACTAACTTTCTCTGCGCAGTGCGTGGAGGTAGCGCAGCGTCGATGTGCGGGCTCGCGTACAGGCGCGGCGTGGGGCCTCGCGTGCTGGCGTGCCACTCGCGTACTCTTGACATCCGGTCCCGAGCAGGCACAAAAAAACCCCGCAGGGCGTGTACCCTGCGGGGCTGCGATCACTTGCGATGCTTACGCAAGAGAGCAATCATTTCAAGTCCAGCGTTCTGGAATCTGTCAACGTCCGTGACGTCAACCACCGTTGTCGCTTTGTTGATGATGCCCTGGATGACCACAATCGGGTCAGTCGATTCTGCTGTCGACGTCTCGGCTTTCTTTTCCTTCTTGGTCCGGACCTTGTCCGGGTTCTGGACTCGGTCAACATATCGGCGTACCAGACCAAAGATGCTGCCGACCTGCTGCTGCCAGTACTTACGGGTTTGCGACAAAACCTTATCATCGGCTTCACGCAGTGCCTCTCGTGACATGCCGAGCAATTCTCCGACAGTGTAAGTTCCGCCAGTGAACTTCATCGGCTTCACTGATGCCGACAATGCTTCCGTGATCATCTTCTCGATGGTCTCGATGAGGCTATCATCCTGCGAAGGATTCGGCACTTCCTTCGTGCCCTTGGTCAGGGCCTCGACCCGGGCGCCGGCCTTGTAAAGGGCCTTACCGGCTTTGCTCCAACGATCGCGAGCCGTGTTCTCAGCATTAACAGCAGAGGCAACGACAGTGCCACATTGCTCAGCGACAGCAGCAGCGACAATAGATAACTTCAATTGCATATCATCCTCTTTCGGGTTTATGGTCCACACTATTGTGTCCCATACTCTAGGGAAACGCGTGTTTTTCTGGTTAGTAAGGTTACTAACCCACCCACACCGGACCCCCCTTGTGTGCGTTGGGACTCCGCCGCCGCGCTTCGCGCTGTGTTACGAACAAACGACGAGCGCTATAAGACGTAACAGCGGGAATACAGTACGTCGTAACAACGCAAAAACATTACGATAAACAGGGCAGTAAAAATAAACTAGGGGGTGGGTACACCCCCACCCCTGCCAATATAGGAACACCCCCCGGGTAGGATTCCTACCTCCCCTTGCAGGCGTAGATTTTTCGCGTTACATTCCGCCCACCGAAGATCTGCTTCGTGCTGCCATGATTCAATGCCCTGTTGACGAGTATGTTCCGCTGCCGACGAAGTCTGGCTCCCAGTCAGCCAAGCTCTGCTACGCAGAAATCAAAGCCAAGGCACGCGCTGCAGTGAACGCAGCCAATCTGCTGGACATCGTGGGGTACAAAGACGAACCTGAGGACATGGAGTTCGTCCAAGCCATCACGCACAACGCGCTGCGTCGATCGGCCCAAGGCAAGGAGGTGCCCTCTGAAGAGGTCAACGCGGCCATCAGCACCCCTGCCAGTGCGCTGTTCGTTGAAAGAATCCTGACTGCCTACGACATGGAGGTGGTAAAGGACGCCAAGCGCCTGCGACACTTCGTCACGAACAAGCTCATCGTAGAGACCGAAAACGTCGATGCACGCATCCGCATGCGTGCCCTAGAACTGCTGGGCAAGGTCAGTGACGTGGGGCTGTTCACCGAGCGCACCGAGATCACCGTCAACAACCGCAGCACCGTGGAGTTGGAGACCTCCCTGCGGGACAAGCTGCGCAAGCTGATGGACGTGTCAGGTGCCGAAGACGCCAAGATCATCGCTCCGCCGATCACGCTCGATACCCCCATCAGTGCCAAAGCCATGCTGGCTGGCTCCTGAGAGCCTGCACTGTGCAGCTTCTCACCGAAATCGAGATCGAGGCCCTGGCTGCCAACATCAGCCAGTTCAGCCCTGAGGAACAGACCCAGATCGCCGTCATCATCGACGAGCTTGAGCGCAGGAGACAGGCCAAACTCTGCCAAGACAGTCTGATCGAGTTCTGCAAGCAAATGGACCCGACCTACGTCGTGGCCCCCCACCACAAAAAGCTGGCTGAACTGCTGACCCAGATCGCTTTCGGGCACAAAGACCGCATCGCGGTGTCCATCCCGCCCCGCCACGGCAAATCGCACCTTGTTAGTACCTTGTTCCCAGCATGGTTTTTAGGCAAATTTCCGGGCAAAAAGGTGCTGATGGTCTCCCATACGGGCGATTTGGCGGTCGATTTTGGTCGAAAAGTGCGAAATATCATCGCAGACCCACGGTACGCATCGATCTTCCCCGGAATCACCCTCGCTGCTGACTCAAAAAGCGCTGGTCGATGGTCTACGAACCACGGAGGGGAGTATTTCGCCACTGGTGTGGGTGCTGCACTGGCTGGACGGGGTGCTGACCTGCTATTGGTGGACGATCCGCACTCAGAACAGGACCTTTTGGCGGGTAATTTCGAGGAACTGGAGAAAACCTATCAATGGTTTGCCTTTGGTGCCCGTACACGTCTGATGTCAGGTGGTCGGATAGCTGTAATTCACACACGTTGGCACCAAGATGACCTAATTGGGCACCTGATAAAGGATGGTGCCAACAACCCCAGGGCGGACCAGTACGAAGTGTTTGAATTCCCTGCCATCATGACGGTGAAAAAGCCCACTGATGACGGCGAAGAGGTCACCGAGAAAGCACTTTGGCCTGAGAAATTCGACCTAGAAGCGCTGGAGCGCACCAAAGCATCGATGCCTGCGTTCCAGTGGAACGCGCAGTACATGCAGAACCCCACCGGGGAGCAGGGTGCCATCATCCAGCGTGATTGGTGGAAGCCGTGGAAGAAGGACGACCCACCATCCTGCGAATACATCATCATGGCGCTGGACGCAGCGGCGGAAAAAAACAACCGCGCTGACTTCACAGCCTTGCTGACCTTCGGTGTGTTCAGTGATGACAACCTGACGGACGGTGCGTCGCACATCATCCTGCTGAACGCTATAAACACCCGCGTCGAGTTCCCAGAACTCAAAGATCTTGCCATTCGTGAGTGGAAAGAGTGGGACCCCGATGCGTTCATCGTGGAAAAGAAGTCCAGCGGCACGCCGTTGTTTCAGGAGCTTCGGCGCATGGGCATACCCGTGCAGGAGTTCACCCCACACCGGGGCACCGGGGACAAGATCGCCCGTCTGAACGCCGTGTCTGACATCCTGCGCTCAGGGATGGTCTGGTATCCTGAAGGACGCCGTTGGGCTGAGGAAGTGATCGAGCAGTCTGTCGCGTTCCCCTACGGGTCGCATGACGACATGGTGGACTGCCTGAGCATGGTGCTGGCGAGATACCGGCAGGGCGGGTTCATCAGACTGCCAACGGACTACCGGGACGAACCGTCCTATCGCAACCGCGTTACGTATTACTGAAAGAACCTGACATGGCAACGAATATCGACCCCGCGATGATGCCCCTTGACACTGCCCTCATGGGCGATGAGCCCGCCATCGAGATCGAGATCGAGAACCCTGATGCTGTCAGCATCGGCATTGACGGGGTTGAGATTGAACTGATGCCGGAACCTGAGACTGCGGACACATTTGACGCAAATCTTGCGGAGTACATGGACGACGGGGAGCTTCAAACCCTGGCTTCTGACCTTATTTCTCTCGTAGATTCGGACATCAACAGTCGCAAAGACTGGACAGATATGTTTGTCAAGGGTCTAGAGGTCCTTGGCATGAAGTACGAGGAGCGTACTGAGCCCTGGAACGGGGCTTGTGGGGTGTATTCACCGCTTTTGACCGAGGCAGCAATCCGTTTCCAGTCGGAGATGATCACCGAGACCTTCCCGGCTCAAGGTCCGGTCAAAACTCAGATCATTGGTGCGATTGACCGGCTGAAAGAAGAGGCAGCAGAGCGAGTTCGTGACGACATGAACTACATGCTGACCGAGCGGATGATTGACTACAGGTCCGAACATGAGCGGATGCTGTATTCACTTGGCCTTTCTGGTGCTGCGTTCAAGAAGATCTATCCAAATCCCAGCACAGAACTACCTGCGGCTCCGTTTGTCCCGGCTGAAGACCTTGTGATGCCCTACGGGGCGTCAAATGTTTACACAGCCGAGCGTGTGACCCATGTCATGCGCAAGACTGAGAATGAAATCAAGAAGTTGCAGGTCGCGGGCTTCTACATCAACACAGAACTGGGTGAACCTGTCAGGTTTTTCACTGACATTGAGAAGAAAAAGGCCGAGGAGCAAGGGTATACCCTGACTGACGATGATCGGTATCAGGTTCTGGAGATCCACGTAGACTGGGACATGCCGGGGTACGAAGATGAAGTTCCTTTGCCGTATGTGGTCACGGTTGAAAGAGGAACCAACACCGTCCTGGCCATCCGAAGGAACTGGGAAGAAGGAGACGACAAGAAACTCAAGCGACAGCACTTCGTCCAGTACACGTATATTCCTGGTTTTGGCGCTTATGGTCTGGGTTATATCCACCTTATTGGTGGTTATGCTCGCGCTGGCACTTCCATCATTCGACAACTTGTAGATGCTGGAACCCTGTCAAATTTGCCGGGTGGCTTGAAGTCTCGCGGCCTGAGGATCAAGGGCGACGACACGCCTATCGCTCCGGGCGAGTTCAGGGATGTGGATATTCCTTCGGGGAGTGTGCGTGACAACATCATGCCCCTTCCTTACAAGGAGCCGAGCCAAGTTTTGGCGGCTTTGCTCCAGTCAATTACTGAAGACGGACGGAGGCTTGCGTCGGTAGCGGACCTCAAGGTCAGCGATATGAGCGCCCAGGCTCCTGTTGGAACAACGCTGGCAATTTTGGAGCGACAACTCAAGACAATGAGTGCTGTCCAGGCGCGGGTTCACGCTTCGC